ACAAAAAAAATAGTATGTGTACACCAAATATACATATAAAAAAGCAAAAGTTTATTTTTGAGAATCTTGAATATGAAAAAGAAATTCAGATCATGGATAAATTGATTAATAAATTAAAAAAAATGCTAAATGAAGTTAACACTAAAAAGATTAACAAGAACTAATCTATCTACAATCGGAGAATTGTATATAGATGGAAAATTTGAATGTTATACGCTTGAAGATGTAGAGCGTGATATAAAAATAAAATGCGAAACAGCAATTAAAAAAGGAACTTACAAAGTAATTTTATCGATGTCTAATCGATTTAAAAAAGTAATGCCTTTATTGCTTAATGTTCCAGAGTTTGAAGGCATCCGCATTCATTCAGGCAATACTAACCATGACACGGAAGGTTGTATATTAGTTGGGAAAACTAGAAGTACTGATTTTATAGGAGGGTCAAGAACTGCTTTTGCTTCTTTGATGGGTAAATTACAAAAAGGAAAAGACATTACAATTGAAATAAACTAATATGAAAAAAGAGAAATGGTGGGTTCGAGTATTGATTACGATAGCTTCATTAGTTGTCAAGAATCAAAAAGGAATAAAAGGAACAAAAAACGAGGAAACAGTAGATAAAATAAAAGATTTGATTTGATTAGTTTAGTTAGAAAATGCGAGTTTGAAAAATAATTCGTATTTTTTTATGTTTTTATTTGGTATATTAATATTCCCGTTGTATCTTTGACGAAACAAATAGAAATTATGAAATTTACAAAAACACAAGCGGTATCTTTAAGAGTTGTTATATTATTTATAATGGCTATTAATTCAACATTTATAGGAGAGTTTCTTTCTGATTTTTTAGGAGATTGGAGATGTAACGGGTGTAGTTATGGTAGTCTAGATAATATTATTCATTCTTCTAGAATCCACTTTGGTTATAGACATTGGCTTTATTTTATTATGTGTATAATTCTTTTTGTAATCCAAGCAATTGATATTTTTAATTTTATTGAATCTAAATAACTAAACAATGAAAAAACTAACAATTTACAACGTCTATGTAGAAATGCAAGACCAAGCGCAATGTGATCGAATGAAACAATTATGTGTTGATAATGGGTTGACTATTGATATAGATAGGCGGTTTGTTTTTGATTTTAAAGGAGATTATTTTGAATTCTACGAAAATGAATTTTATGTATATTATTATAATGTAAAAAAATCTAATAAAACCAAAGTCACAGAGCGGGAATTTATAGAATTATTAAAAAACAAATAAACATGAGAAAGTCACTAGCATTATTAATTATTTTCGGGGTATTATTCATTAATATTTTAATACATAATAGAGATACTGATTTTATAGCTTTAATGATAATTACAGTAGGATATTTCATAGTAAAGCAATTAGAAGAAAACAAAAACAAATAAATATGAACAAAGAACTAAGAGAATTATTCGAGAAATCAAAACTCACAAAAAAAGAATTCTGCAGTAAAATAGGAATTTCTGATCGTAGGTATAGGGCAATAGTCCAAAAAGGAGCGTTTGAATTAAAACATAGCACGTTTAATAAGTTTAAAAGTAGGATGTAGTGTTTTGCTAACGTTTCGCAGCTACACGATGCCTAAGTAGTTGCCAATAAAACTGCCTTAATTTTAAATTTATAAACAATGATTGCAGATGCAAAACAACCATCAATTACAGCCGATACTGGCAATTGCTTAAAACCGCTGTTAGCGGTAGTACGGATTTGAAAAACGAATTTTTAATTTAAAACTATAATAAAATGGGAATGTCAACAAGAATCACAGGTTTTGTTTCACCTGAAAACGAAAATTATAAGAAACACGCTAAAGTTTTAAATGCTTGTATTGAGGCAGGGATTTCAGAACTTCCAAAAGAAACTGCTGAATATTTTGGTAGTAAATATCCAGAACAATATCTGTTAGAGGAAAAACTTGAAATTAAAATACCAAAACATGAATACATAGAAGATATGACAGAAGGGTTCGAGATTATCGTTTCTGAAATACCTGATGGTGTGCATAAAATTCGATTTGTGAACAGTTGGTAGTATTACCGCTAACGGTTCTCGGCTTGCTCGTCGTTGTGGCGAGTTAGAAACAATATTAACAAAAATAAACTAAACTTTAAATTATGCCTAAAAATTCAAATACAGACCCAAAGCCACAATGCGTGCAAACCGATGTTAGCAGTAGCCTTTTTTCTTCATTAGAAATGAGTATTCTTATGAAATTGCCATATTTGCGAAACATTGAAATAGGACAAAGATTTCATTCAGAATATTACGGAACTATAACTGCAACAAAAATTACTGATTGGGGCAAAATGGTTTATTCTATTTATGGATTTGATGAAAAAGATGGAAATCCAAGAGATTGTTATTTTCCGAAAGATTTAAAATTACTTGGGAAAGCAATAATGCTAAACGATGTTTTAAAATGGCATTCAACAGATGGTCGTGATAAATATTCACATTTTGAAATTTCAAAAGGAGAAGCATATTTTTCTATTTACGATGGAGATGCGACTGAAAGTATTATTTGGGATTTATCCAAACCATTATTAAAAGACCAAAGTGAAGAAATTATATCTTGGCTAGCAGAGTTGTTGTAAGGTTACTGCTAACGTTCATTATTGTAGCAGTTAAGGAAAAGTACGCCTTATGCTTAGATTAAAGACCAAAACTTAAAAGTACAAAACAGTAAATAAATTAATAACCAAAGCCTTAATTGCTACAATATATTGTTGTGCGATGGTGCTTTTAAAATATTAAGTTAATAAATTATAAAAAATGGAAGAAGATTGCGAACACAATTACACGCCAGATTGCACAAATGTATGGGGAAGACCATCTTGTAGTAAATGTGGAAAATTAATGCCTTATGAAGAAATGGAAGACTAAATATAAAATTTAAACCCGATTGCAAGGATAAGTGCTACAAATATTATGGGACAAGAAGTAGAAAAAAAATCTCTAGGAGAAGAAAGAATCAGAATTGATTTATCAAAAGCTCACGTAGGCGATGTAAACATTGCAAAAGAAAGAATTGCTGGATTAATCAACCTAGTAAATAGTGTTGAGCAAAAAGGAAGTGAACACGGAAGATTAAAAGCTATGGCAATGACCGAGCTTGAAAATGCTTCGATGTGGATTACAAAAGCTTTGACTTACGAAGTCTAATTTTCTTTTGGTTGTCGGATGCTATGCGGTTTCGTGTAGCATCTCGCACAACGTTTTGTAGCTTGTTGCAGTGGCGTGCAAGTAAGCGAGTTTTTTCGGTTGTCTCTAAAATTAACCGATACAAAAGAATATTAACCATATCCGAATACCCGATTAGCTTGTAGTAGCTGTTATCACTTCGGCTTTTAAAACGCAAACAAAATGGAATTAACAGATAATGAATTAGCTATAAGATGGTGGTCAAGAAGAACGATTAAGGAATTAATTGAACTTACAGGACTAACCGAAAGTGAAATAAACGAAATAAGTTATGATTCAAAAATATATTTTTGGAGAAAACAGCAGTCTTTGTAAGCTGAGTGATAACGTTAAAGCATTGTCGTCAGGTGGCGAAAAATAAAGACTAATTTTTAAATTTAAGACAAATTATGAAAACACAAAACAATGATTCAGTTAAAGACCAAAACGCCACTTGCGACAATGCAGTGTTAGCGGATGGTGCTTGTTCCGATTGGAAATTAAGTAGTATTACAATTCAGTTTAAAAAAGGATATTCTTTTGACAAAAGCAAAGACAGATATGAAGGTAAAATCAAATTTTCAAATTCAGATGAAGAAAGTTTTGAGTTTAAAATTCGTGAAAATTTATCACAACCTTACATTGATTTGATTACGGAAGACATTGTAAAAAACGCAACTTATTTAGGCGAAAGATTAATGAAATCGCTCGGATTAGGTTCTGTTTAGCATCTCCGCTAATAGGCGGCCGCTTGACGAAGTCGTTTGATTTCTTCAAACGGCTAGTTGAGCGAAGTGGCCGCCTATTGAGCGAGATGGCTCTCGGCCATTTCGCTCAACGTTCCGCAGCTACACGATGCCAGCCTATGCGGTTGCGTTGATTCGGCTGGTATTGTGTAACTGCTGTTATGCACTGGGCGTGTGGTTAAAGATAAATATTAATTAAAAAATAAAATAAAAATGAAAACAACTATTAAAGTAGAAAAAGAAGTAGAAATTAAGTATGTAAAAGTACAAGTAGCTGTAAGGTATGAAGAAGAAGATATTCCAAATGATTTCCCATTAAGAAGTGGTGATATGTGGAATGCTATTATTGATATTGATAACGGTATTGTTATGGACTGGCCAAAAGGAGAAAAAGGTAATCTTGAAATGAAAATATGTGATGAAGGATCATATTATTTACTTGACGAAAATTATGATACTATTTTGTCAATTGAAGAATATTATGTTCCAAACAAATTATTACCGGGATCTTATGGTGATTATTTAAAATTACATATCGGAGAAAATGGAGTCATTTCAAATTGGTATTCAAAACCATCAATTGAGGATTTTCTTTTCGAAGACTAAACGCAGCCTTGTGCATAACTATTGGATATGCGAAACTAAAGTGGTAATTAACCAATAAAATCAATACTTATGATTACCACTTTACAATATTTATATGGCTTTGAGTATAAAAATATAAGGTATGTTTGGAAGGATAAAAAACTATTTAAACTACCTTATATTAAAAATAATCTTAGTTACGCATTGAAAGAAATACCAGCGTATTGTTTCAAAAGTACGATAGTTTATAACATCCAAAAAGACAAGCTAACGATAAATAAATTACAATTGTTAACTAAAAAAGTAGATTGGACAGCGGACGTTATAATTGATTCTGACTGCCCTTTTTAAAATAAATTAAAATAAATTAGGTTATTATGGTATATTAATATACCTTTGATAAAAAATAATAGATATGAACTACACAGGTAAACTTTACGGTAAAATAGGTAATAAGTATTTTGATACTAGTAAAACATCAAATGATTTTGATGAGTTAGTTGAATTGTTAAAAGATTCTTTAAGTCATATAGCTGATTTAAAATTAGGAAATTCAGCTCCGTTTCCATTAAGAAGCTTTGAAGATGATGTAAGAGAAGTAATGAAAAAACATAAACTATGAACTACGACGACTGGAAACAAAAAGCACCACCTTCGGATATTGACTTCAAAAAAATGACAGCAGAAGAACAAAGGGAACAAGAAGATTACGAACATCGATTAAAAATTGAAAAAGCTAAAAAACAATTGAATCATGTTTTAGATATTGTAAAAGAACCACACCCTTATATTTACGAACTATTAAAAAAAATAAAATTATGAATGAACTAATATTATTATCACTATTCGTAGGAGCTATCGTAGGATTCGCAGCTTGTCATTTTTTAAACATTTGGATTATGAGAGAATTTGGTTGCGAACATAAATGCACAGCTCAGTACAACGACAAAAAGCATTGTATGGATTGCGGTAAAAAATTAAAACCATGTATAGACAAATAGAAATAGCAAAAATAATAATAACAGTAATCGGTACTGTTGCAATAACCTTAATAATTATATCATGACACAATTAGAAGAATACCAAGCGATTAGAATTGAAGCTTTAGAACAAGAAGTATTAAGGCTTAACGAGGCTTTAGAAACAGCTAAAATGGCAGTAAACAGAATTAAAGTATCTGAGCCTAAATTTATGACTAGACCTTATGGCCCTAACTTTGATAAAAGGATTAGTGAAATAGAAGTAGTACAAAGAGAAATGCCTACAATCATTCCGAATGAAAACTAAAACTAATTTCACGTCTTACGAGTACCAACAAATGCAACGAAAAGAAGCTATCGAAGCTTTAAGAAAAATTAAAGAAAAAGAAAATGGAAGCAAACAATCTTGAATTATGGCAAAGAGTTGAAAAAACAAATCCAAAATACACAAAGAAAGCTAATGTAAAAGGTAATAATATTACCGCTATTAGTCCACAATATCAAATTAAAAATGTTACTGAGCAATTTGGTAGTTATGGGAAAAATTGGGGTTTTAAAGAGCTTAATTTTGATTATACTTTAGTTGCTGATTTTGGACTTGTTATTTTACATGCAGTATTTTTCTACCCAGACGGTGAGTTTCCTATTAAGAACTGTCAAGCTTTATTTATCGACAACGCTAAAACAAAAATTGATGATAATTTTGCGAAGAAACTTGAAACAGATACCTTGACAAAAGCAATATCTAAACTAGGATTTAATGCTGATATTTTTATGGGTTTATTTGATGATGTTAAGTATCTTGCTGAAGTTACAAAAGAATTTGAACAACCGAAAGAACCTATTCCTATTATTACATACGATAAGTTTTTACAATTAATTGAGCAACCAAAAGAAACTATTGAAGCGTTTTTAAAATTAGTAGAGCAAGGTAAAAGAAACGTTACACAAAAACAAAAATTAGACTTAAATAATAAACTAAAACAATTAAACAATGAGTAAAGATTTAGCATTACAGCAAACAGAATGGGATTTACACGAAAATCAAGAAAGTTTTATTCCTTTGGAATTTACAGAAGAGATTAAGCCAGATTTATTTGGTTTAGAAGTTGCAAAAGCAACTGAAATGGTAAGCGGTTTATCAACAACTTTAGCAGAAAGAGAAGTTTTAAAAAATGCTTATATCGATGTTATTGAATTACCTATTAATTCTGAAACATTACCAATTTTTAAAGAATTGCGTTTAAAAATCGTAAAGAATAGAACGCAAGGCATTGAAAAATGGCATAAAACAAATAAAGCTTTTTATCTTGCTGGTGGGCGTTTTGTAGATGCAGTAAAAAATAAAGAGGTTTTGATTAACGAAGAAATGGAAGCTAAACTTTTAGAAGGAGAAAAGTATTTCGAAAACCTAGAAAGGGAAAAAGCACGTTTACTTAATTTAGAACGTATTGAAAAAATAAAACCTTATGTAGATGATATTACAGGATTAGACTTTGCGCCAATGAGCGACGAAGATTTTGATGATTATTTGCTAGGTAAAAAGACACGTTTTGAAAATGAAATAAAAGAGCGTGAAGCCGAAGCATTACGAATTGAAAACGAACGATTAGCAGAGATTGAAAGACAAAAATCAATTGAAGAAGAAAACGCTAAACTAAAAGCCGAAGCTGAACTAAAAGAAAAAGAATTAGAAAAAGAGCGTGCCGAAGCAAAAGCTAAACAAGAAGAAATCGAATTAAAAGCAAAACAAGAACGTGAAAAAGCAGAAACGGAAAGAAAAATTGAAGCTGATAAACAAGCTAAAATACAAGCTACTAAAGATGCTGAAATTGCGAAATTAAAAGCTATGCAATTAGCCGAAGAAAAATCAAGATTAGAAGCTAAAAAAGAAGCTGAAAAATTAGCAAAAGCACCGATTAAAGAACAACTTACTATTTGGGTTAATAACTTCGAAATTCCTTTGCCAAAAGTAGCAAATGAAACAACTTTAGAAATATCACAAAAATTTAATGCTTTTAAAGCATGGGCGCAAACTCAAGTAAATAATTTATAAATGCCAAAAGGCTATTACTTTTCCAAAAGACATCAAAAATACATAACTTGCATTATGATTGATGGAAAACGAAAACAATTAGGGAGTTTTGATACTCCTGAAGAAGCAGGAGAGTGTTATATTAACAATAAAACTGAATAGCTGACAGCAGTAAAACAAGGTAAGCTAAATTAAATTATATTACAATGGCAAAATTACAATCTTATGCAATGAGTATTGCATTAACAAAAATGAAACATTCAATTATTACAGCTAAGTCAGGACAAAAATGCTTAGTACTTCCTATTGATGATAACTATCTAACTGAAAAAGAAGGTGCTGTTTATATGCAAACTGATATTATTACAAATGATATTGAAGACACAAATGGTAATTGGGGGTTTCAAGTTCAAAAGTTACCTTCCGATATTTGGAAAGCGTTAGGAGCAGAAAAAGCAAAAGAAGTTGCTTTACCTTACTTAGGTAATTTAAAGATTTTTGCTAAGAAAACAACTGATGCTGTTGAACCTAATCAGATTGATTTAGAAGAAGAAGATGAATTACCGTACTAGATGCAAATCTGTAAACATTGTTTAAAACATAAGGCGTGTAAAAAACTTTATACGCCTGATTGTAAAGATTATAATCCGTTAATCATGGAGAATTTAATCAAAGAATCAAAAAATATTAAAACAACGCCAGAGAGGCGAAAAGAATTAGAAGATAAAATAAATTATTTATATTATGGAACGAAAGCAAATCTTAGCTAATAAAATAATAAAGATGTTTATAGATGAACAAGTTCCTTTATCTATTCAATTAGAATCTTTAAAATTAGCAAAAGAAAAAATAGAATGGTGTAGAAAAACTGGATTAGGGATGAGTCAACAAAAATTATTTTAATAGAATCCTGCTAATAATATACTTCTATCATAGCAGAGGAATTAATAAAGAAAGTGTAAATAATGTTTATAGAAAAATTGTAGATATGAAATAAAGTATTATATTTGTACAACAAAATAAGCCAGTTTAATTATTGGCTTTTATTAACTTTAAAAACTTAACAAAGTAAAATGGCAAAAGAAATAAGAAAAGACCTTTATACTCAAAGCGAGTACGCTAAATTAAAAGGAGTATCTAAGGCAAGAATTAATCAATTAGTTAAGGCTGGTGAATTACCAACTGTAACTGTAAACGGTGGAATTTTAATAAAAGTAGCTTAATTTTTTTAGCTAAAGCAATTTAACAAAGTTAATATGGAAAAGCACTATTTAAAAAAATTAGCAGAAAACGGATTTTCTATCATCCCATGTAATGAGAATAAAGCACCATTAGGAGCTTGGAAAAAATACCAAACTGAAGCAAGGACATCTGAGGAAATAGAATTACTTTCAAGTCCTAAATTTGGGATTGTAACAGGTTATAATAATCTTGAAGTAATTGATATTGATTGTAAAACATTATCAACTTTAAAAGAACAAAAAGATTTTTGGGATGAGTATCTAGGATTTTTAAAAGATAATATCGATGACTTTGACAAGAAATTTGTAATTAAAAAAACGCTTAACAAAGGGTTTCATATTCTTTATCGATGTAAATCTTTAAAAGGTAATACTAAGATTGCTAAACTTAAAGGAAGTGCTGAGGCATTAATTGAAAGTAGAGGTATTGGCGGAATGGTAATTACTTATGATGATACTTTATCAAAAATAAACTACCATCAAATACAAGAAATTAGTGAGGAAGATAGAGAGGTTCTTTGGAGTTGTTCCCGTACTTATAATTATATTGAAGAAATAGCAATAGAACCTAAAAAAGTAAAAGAAGAATATTTAGAAAGTGAAATTACTTGTTGGGATGATTTTAATCAAAAGACTGATATTTTCGAAATAATAAGCAGCGACTTTACAATTGTTGCTAATCATTCTAAAAAGTATGTTGTAAAAAGACATGGTTCTGCAAGTCCACATTCAGGATATGTTTACAAAGAAGATAATCGTTTATATTTATTTAGCACTGGTACAATTTATCCGCACGAAAAACAGATTTCTCCTTTTATAGCTTACGCATGGAAAAATCATCATGGAGACTTTTCTGAAACAGCAAAGGATTTATATCAACGTGGTTTCGGATCCCGTTTAAAATCTAAAATTAAAGAGCTTAAAAAATCAATTGACATCCAGGAGGAAACTAAAATTAATATCGAAGACTTAGTTTTTCCTATTGATATATTTCCTAATGATATACAAAAGTATTTAATCGAGTGTAATTCAAAATTAGATAGTTCAGTTGAATACATGGGTTGTTCTTTACTTTGGTTAATCTCTGTTTGTATTGGAAATTCTATTGATGTAGAAGTAAAAAAAGGATGGATTGAAAACCTTACTGTTTGGATTTCAATAGTTGGAAAAGCTGGTTTAGGAAAAACCCCAAGTATTTCAAATATTGTATTCCCATTAACTAAAATAAATGCAAAGGAAATTAAAACATACATTAAAGAAAATGAAAAATACGATTATTATAACGCTTTAACTAAAAAAGAAAAAGAAGAACATAACGAAGTACAAAAACCAAAGAAAACACAATTTATAGCTAATGACATTACACTAGAGGCTTTAGTTGATTTACATCAAGAAAGTGACAATAGTGTTGGTGTTTTTAAAGATGAGCTTGCTGGCTGGTTAAAAGATATGAATAAATATAGAGAGGGTTCGGATTTAGAGTTTTGGCTTTCCACCTGGAGTGGAAAATCTGTAAACTTAAATAGACTTACTAGGGCTGGTTCTTTTGTTGAAAAGCCTTTTATTCCTGTTTTAGGAGGAATACAACCTTCTATTTTTAATACTTTTTATACTGATGAGAATAAAGATAATGGTTTTATGGATCGTATGCTTTTATGTTATCCTGACTTAAAAATTGATTACTATAATGAAAACGAAATTAGCGACGATATTTTAAAGTGGTATAAGGAAATAATAATTTCTTTTTATGATACTGTAAAAAGTATTATTAAACGTGACGATGAGGGCGATATTATTCCTTTAACTTCTAAATTTTCAGATGATGCAAAAATAGAATGGAAAAGAATATTCAACGAAATGACAGACGTGCAAAACAATGAAGAAGAAAACGAATATCTTAAAAGTATGTATCCTAAACAAAAATCTTATATACCTAGATTCGCTGGCATAATACATATATTTAACGACTTTTTTATTAATGGAGGTAATAGTTTATTAATTTCAAAAGAAAGCATCTTAAACGCAGAAAAACTAAGTAAATACTTTATTGCTACAGCTAAGAAAATAAAAGTTAATTCAGTTGATGTATCTAAATTAAAAAATACTATTACAGCTAATAAAGGAAAAAATGAAAAAGAAAAGCTTTTTGAAATATGGAAGCTGAATCCTAACTTCAATAGATCCGAAACATCTGAATTGCTTGGTATATCAAAAAGAAGCGTTTTTAATTGGGTAAAAGATTTTGATAGTGCAAAATAAAAAAAAATAAGTGCACACAGTGCACTATAAATGCACGGTTAAAACTTAATGTTTATAGTACCTAACAAAGTAAATCGTGCAAAATGCACGGTAACCATTAAATAAAATAAAAATAAATAAAATAAAAAAAATATTATTTCTTAAAAAAAACCGTGCACCGTGCACGATTTATAGCGTAAAGCCTTATAAACATTGAAAAACAACCGTGCACCAACCGTGCAAACTACTATGCACCAACCGTGCACTAAAAAATTAAAGTTATGGAATATAATCTTCTTTTAAAACTGTACGATTATCATTGTAATCTTTTTACTGATGGAATAATATCTTTAGAATTATTTACTTTACTTGAAAATAAATACATTAAACAATATAAATTATTTACAATATGCCTGAATTAAAAAAATTACGTGACTATCAAAAAGAACTTTCTTTAAAAGGAATTGAAGTTCTACAGAAATTAAGAATAGTTTATTATGCTATGGAAGTAAGGACTGGTAAAACAGTAGTATCTTTAGAAACTGCAAGATTATTTAATGCTAAAAAAGTTTTATTCCTAACAAAAAAGAAAGCTATAAAATCTATACAAGATGACTACAAAGACTTTAATTTTAAATTCGAATTAGTAGTTATTAATAATGAAAGCCTGCATTTAATTAAAGATAATGACTTTGATATAATAATATCTGACGAGCATCATAGAAACGGTGCTTTTCCTAAACCTAATATAACTACAAAATTAATTAAAGAAAGATTTTCTAATATTCCTATGATATTTCTTTCAGGAACTCCAACTCCAGAAAGTTACTCTCAATGGTATCATCAATTTTGGTTAAGTAGTTATACGCCGTTTAAAGAGTATAATAGTTTTTATAAATGGGCTGCTGACTATGTAAATATTAAGCTAAAATATTTAGCTGGTTACCAGGTAAAAGATTATTCAGATGCTTTTAAAGAAAGAATAGATAAAATAATTAATCAGTTTATTATATCATTTACTCAAGAACAAGCAGGATTTACTACTTCAGTAAAAGAAAATATTATAAAAGTAGAAATGAATCCTATTACTTATAAAATAGCTAATGCTTTAAAGAAAGAAAATATATTTAAAGGTACTAATGATATGATTATCGCAGATACTGGAGCTAAACTTATGTCTAAATTACATCAATTATATTCAGGAACTTGTATTTTAGAGAGTGGTAATAGTCAAATAATAGACAATTCAAAAGCTTTATTTATACAAGAAAAATTTAAAGATAATAAAATAGCTATTTTCTATAAATTTAAAGCCGAATTGGATTTATTAAAAGAAACATTTAAAGACACTTTATGTTTTGATTTAGAAACATTCAATTCAACTACTAAAAATATAGCTTTACAAATAGTCTCAGGACGTGAAGGAATTTCTTTAAAAGAAGCTGACTATCTAATTTATTTTAATATTGATTATTCAGCCGTTTCTTATTGGCAATCTAGGGATCGATTGACTACTATGGATAGGAAATCAAACGAGATATTTTGGATCTTCGCTAAAAATGGTATTGAAGAACAAATATATAAAGCGGTTATGAATAAGAAAAATTATACATTATCAATTTTTAAAAAAGCTAATCATGGCATCAAAATTCCAATCAAAAATAATTAAAGAATATAAATCAAAAGGTTATACTGTTTTAAATATAATGAAACTTTCTAATTCTGGTTATCCTGATTTGCTTTGTATAAAAGCTCATAGTATTGATATTTGGATTGAATGTAAAGAAGTTAATGATACTTTAAAAGAATTGCAAAAACAACGTATTGACGAGCTTAATTCACTAGGTAAGATAGCTTTTTGTTTACAGGATACTAAAGGAGTGATTTATCCAATTTAAAAATATATTCGATTTAATTTGCATACAACATTAATATACCATATCTTTGCTAATGTAATTTAGGCCGGCAAGCATTAATTATTTAAGTTTCCAAGAAATAAAAATATTACAACGAAATCGGAAGCGTTGTAATATTATACAAAACTAAGCTCTTTCGATCCGATTATCGTTAGAGCTTTTTTAATATATAGAATTATGGAGGTAAAAGAAAAAAAACAAGTTACAGAATTTAAAGATATTACGGTTGCTAGAAAATGTGATGTTTGCGGAAAAGTACACGAAGGAAAATACACTCCTGATGAATGGCATACTTTTAATCATCATCATAATGAATTGGGAAATGATAGTGTTGATTCTTATGAATATCATGAAGTATGTTCTCCTAAATGCTATTGGGAAAAATTCAAATATTGTGTAGAAGATTTGACGGGATATAATAACGCTGAAGTTGATGAGTTTGAAATCCAATTTGCGCGTAGGTTAATAGAAGCAATTAATATAAATACTTTGTAATTATGAAATATATAAAGGAAAATTTAGAACCGATATTAATCGGAGCTTTGCTTACTGTAATGGTTATTTACACATTTAACTTAATTGACAATATTATAATCAAAACAATATTAATATTTAATAAATAAGATATGAAACTAACAGGAAAATTAAAAGAAGGGTTTTTAGTTTGGGTAATGTCACAATCTAATTATACAGATAATAGTAATCATTTAATAAGATCTGAAAATTCAGAAAGAGGTGAGTTTTTATGGTATGGAAACGAAACTGATTTATTAAAAGAAGATAAGTTTTTAAACGCTTTGATAATCGAATATTTAGATAGTGCAGGGGTTTATGTAAATATCAAAAGTAAATTCGGACAAAGAAAGCAATGTGAACGATTTTCTTTTATAGTAAAAAGATATAATTCTGGATTTATATTCAATTCACGAACCGAAGCAATAAACGCAGCAATAGAAAAAGCTAATGAATTAATAAATAAGATATGAAAAATTTAATCGGAATGGTAGACACATTGCCAGAGCACCCACATTCAATATTCCTAAAACAAAAACCAGAAAAATGGATGTTTGTCGCTTGTGATGAAGATGGTAATGTTTTGGATAAACCTAAAATTAGTTGCGGATCATGTAATAAATGTACTTGTTCGGAATTATATCATAAGGAATATGAAAAAG